GATCGTATACAGCCATCGTATACGTGTCATCAATCGTATCATCGTTCGTAGCTGTGACAGTAGTGAATCCACCAACGTTATTGGTCATGGTAAATGTTCTTTCAGAGCCTGCATCGAAATCTGCTAGAGTTTCAGAACTGCCAAACACTAGTCTTGTGTTCTGAACATTTGCTGTTAAGTTTTCACTCATATTAATTTGATAGTACAGTATAGAATCACCTAGTGTTACTGCAAATTTACCAGTAACAGTTCCTGGTACATTCGCGTCATTGACGCAAACACTGCCGTTCGGAATATTAAGGGCTTCTGGATCACTCGTTCTAATTGCAGACTGACCTGAACCAGAGCCACTGCCATCTGTCACAACTACATCGTAGTCTGTGAGATTTGCATAGTACGTTCCATTAGGAATATTTGTGCCACCAACAGTCCACGTAATTGTATCGCCTTCATCTACAGTTGTGCTAGGTGAAGCGGTAAGCGTCCACGTAGCGGGCGCATCTAGTACAGAGAACGTCATTGTGTCAAGCACGTCACCACCGTTACTTGCAAAATCGTTTCGTGATAGATACGCTACACCAAATTGCTCGCCTTCGTATGTGCCATCAAATATTGGTCTGTTAAAGTCTGCACCACCTTGTGTCGTGAACAAAGTTTTTAACACTTGAGATGCTGGATCAGTTTCAGCAAACGGAACATATATCTGTGCGTTGTTTATCCATTTGCTAGACCAAGGACTACCGAGAGCATCTGACTTTTGCAATTCAAAATACAAGTTTTCGTCAACTGCCGCATTCGTCGTAAAGTTTAATACAAGACTCTCAGTACCTTCTGTAACAGCACTATCACGCACTCCTTCTTGCTCAACAACATACAGGTTATAATCAGTTGCACTAGCATCTAGAATTCTTACAGATGCGGACTGAGCGAGTGTTACACCTGAACTGTTCTTAACAATTGCCCAGAAATCTTGTTCGTCTGAATCTTCGTCTTGACCATCATCACGAATTAGCAACGAGAACGTTCCTGTTCCACCAGAAACTACCATTCCATTTCCTGTTGATGCTTCATCTCCGTATGGCAATTGCGAAGCGGAATACAGTCCTACATTTGTAGGCTCATCGACATCCCACTCGCCTGTGGTGGGATTTAGTTTACCAAAGTCATTTGGCGTTAAGCCTCGTAATCCATCAAAAGTTAAGAAAGTGTCGAACGTTTGTACTTGCCAATCGAATATTCCATCAGCGCCAGTCGTTGTAAATGTAAACGTTAAAGTCTCACCTTCTGGAACACGTGTTTTGTTCGGAGTAAGAGTGTAAGTAGCCGCGGCTCCACCACGAATCTGATTTAATGAAGAAACAAGCGGATCGAACACTACAGGATCTGAATGAAGATACGCATAAAAAGATTCGTCAGCAGTTTCGGAACTGTCAGCAAAAGCAAGAGATGAACTTGTTCCACTATTGTTTGTTACCGTAATTGAAGCACGTGAGTTTAATCCTTGTCCAGGAGCTCCTCCATTGCCGGCATACGTTAAGAAATCTAAATTATTTGTGCCGACATTGCCAATCTGAAGATAATAAGTGCCGTCAGCAATGTTGCTTCCAGACACATCGAATGTAACAGTATCACCTTCATTCGCGGTTGTAGGATTCATCGTAAGATTGTAAATTGGATTTTGATCGAACACGTTGAAACCAGAAGATGTTGCTACGAGAGCAGGACTGTACTTACTATTTGTAACTTGAAGGAATCCTCCAGTTACACCTCGTCGAATAGTATCAGCCCGAACTTGAATGCTAAAAGTAGTTGAAGTGCCTGAGTTAAGTGTAAATGATCCAGAAGTTGCAAGCGGACGTGGATCACTAGCTAAAGCGCCAGTAAATTGCCATGTGACTGTATCGCCACCATCTTGCGAACTATGATTGATTGTAAATGAAAGAGTATCACCTTCAGTATAGCTCGCCGCGCTCGGTGTAACAGTGAACGTAGCCGCCGTGTTGTTAATCGCAACAGTTACAGAGTCTTTCTTAATTCCTTCGAACGTCTGAAGTATCACAGCGAAATGTTCTGTGCTTTCTGATACCGTGTCGCCCCGAATCGGAATAATAATATCACCATCTGAGTAAGACAGGACGTTAGGAGGAGTTGAAGCACCAAGAGTAGGTCTAATATTTACAGGTTGTGGATTATTTGAGTCGGGCAACGGCGTGACAAAATCAGAGTCAGTTGTCGAAATATGTTTGCCGTACCAGTACAGTGTTGTGCTATTCCACGCTTTTGTGTTAGGGTTACCATTATAAAGTGAACCTGAACCATGCGATGCAACAATCAAAAGATCATCACCTTCATCAATAGGATCAAATGGAATCAACTGATATTCTGTAATTACATCATTCAACACTACGCGATCAGACGCAATGGTTCTTTCACCAACATCTTCAACGAATACAGTAAACGCTTCTTGTCCTTCGGTTTCAACACTATCAATGCCTGTTGGTATTGTAAAGTAACCAAACGCAGGTCCTAACGGACTGTCTTGCTGTAACTGCAAAAATGCTTTACTGCTTCTAAGAGGCACTTCGTACGGTGGCGTATAGTTGAACGCACCCGCTGAATCGAAATTGTAGAAATCATCTGTTGACGTATCGCTCGCAAGATCGCCACCAGCAGGATCAACGAAATAACGAACCGTTCCTGTGCCAGCTGGAATGTTCGTGCCGCTAATCTTGTATCTAAAGATTGTTCCTTCTGGAACACTGTCGATATTGCCTGTCAGCGTATTGTATACAGGATCACCGATGTAGCCTTCACGATAACGTCCCGCACTATCAAGAAAACGAGTTAACTCCCAAACAGGAGAAGGTCGTTGACTTACAGCAGAGTCTTGCATGACAGCGTTAATTGCTGGAGTAATCACATCGTCAATCGACACTTCAGCGCCGAGATACATGCCTGCTGGATGAGCAAACAGTTTGAAAATATCACGCCATTTCGAAATGGGCACGCCGACTCGTATCAACAGAGCGAACGTCTGATACAATTTGTCGTTGGTCAGATATCTCAGTGAATCAGGACCGATTTGCGAAGAGGTGTTGTTTAATGTGAAAACGTTTTCTTTTGGATAAATTACGTCTGCGTCGAGACCATAGAATGATCTAAAGAACCACTCGATAGCAAACTTGGTACCCTTTGATCTGAACAGCGTATTCGAAAAGTTAGCCGCCGCTCTTTTCTCAAAGTCTTCTGTGCCGAAGCCTTCGAAGTATGCTTCACCCAAAAGAAACTCGTCCTCAATAAACGAGAGAAGAGTGATGTCAGTTTCGTTAATATCACGGACAGCAAAGAGATGATTTAACAACTCATTCGGATCGTTCTGATCTTGCCACTCATAATAATTTTTTAATAGGTCGATGAACTTAGGATAGAACTGAGCAAAATGTTCAGGCAATACGTTCTCGACCTGCATTTCACGCAGATTAAGTAGTCTTCTTCTTTTATCTAAAAATCCATTATGCATTTAACTGTAAGCACCTGTGAAAGTCGATGTGAACGTGCCGATGTATCCTTCTAGACTAATACCGGCATAATCACCCACATAGCTTGTAGCCCCGGCAGATACAATATTTATAGTGCCTACCATTCCGCTATGGAATTGACAGATATAGTACAACGTGCTTGGCGCTGAAGAGTCTACTGCAAACGTCAACGTACCTGTTTGTGCACCATTGTTAGTCACACCAGTATTGAACTGATCACCAGTTCCAGTATTTGGTGCTGTCTTAATCCAGAACGGATGACCGCTTACGCTTAAGTTGAATGTGTATGTGGTGCCTCTTTCAAGTGTCAACGTTGGATTCGACGCACTATCAATAATGTAGTTAGAAGCACCATTGTTGGTTACGTTCATCGAAGTGTTCGATCCGCCAACATAAGTTGCACCTGCATAAGTTGCACCGGTATAGTTGCCTACGTAAGTCTGAACAAAGGTGCCTATGTAGTCTCCCGCATATATGTTAGGCGAACCTTCACCCACAAATTCATCAGTAAATGAAGTTGCATATTCTCCAATGTAACTGACTGTGTAAGTTTGATTATAGCTTCCCGCCCCACCGCTGAGATATGATGGTACATAAGATCCAAGATAAGTCGTTTGTATAATATCTCCGCCACCACTATCGATAGATTGATAATCGGCAACGTAGGCAAGTGGCGCACCTCCTACGTAGGTCGCGGCACTGTCGCCCGTATAGGAAAGTACTTCATAATTAGTTAGATAAGAGCCATCGTAAGCGCCTAAATAGATAGAGGCATATAATTCAGTTCCAGCTTTCACATAGGATGTCTCATATGTTACCTCGCCACTGTAATCTGCTTGCAGGCCTGGAAACTCAGGATCTGGCGGGTCCAATGGACCCTCGTAATTCAAAGTTGTGGTGTAACCTGCCAAATAATCTTGCGTATATGTACTCGACGCAGAATCAACATACACAGCCGCGAAAGCGCCGGTGTAAGAACCATCATAAGCAGTAGTGTATGATGTTTCACCGCTAATGTAGTTACTGAGATATGATGTTAGAGTACCGGAGTCAGCGGTCTCTGATATGTAAGCGCCTACATATGGCGCGGCCGTAAACGCTGTTCCTGCACTATCACCGCCAGTGTATCCAGATACGTAATCGCCAATATAATTTCCTGCATATGCGGCTATGAAGTCACCTATATACCCACCGAGATATGCTGGCGAATAGTCTAGACCACTGCTGTCGTTGATATATGTTTCAACGGTTGTATAATCAGCGGCGCCAGTGTATGTCAGCAATGCTTCAGCAGGCGCTTCAATAGGCGGTGCTGAAGGATAAAGCACGTCTCCTATGCTTCTTCTTGTTTTAACAACTCTAGTTCTTGGCCAAATTAAACCTGAAGTTGGTCTTTCTTTGTCATTAACTTTTGGAACTGTAACACCCGATACGTATCGCTCTTCTTTGTAGCGAAGATAATAGTTAGGCGTGTTTTTTAAATCCGTTGTCAGTGCTTGCAAAGCTGGATAACTATAAGTGGTAACATCACCCCAGTCCAGAGATGAATCAAACATTATGTCTTTAAAAGCATTACCTTGAAGATACGCTTTTGCTTCGGCTTGCGTTAAATCAGGATTGTTTTGCAAAGCACAAGCGAGTGCACCTGTGACTTGTGGTGACGCCATGCTTGTACCGCTAATCTTGGCTAGCCAAGCACTTCCTATTGCTCGGTCGTCGCCGATAGTATCATCGTAAATGCCATCAAAACGAACCGAACTCATAATTTCGTTGCCGGGTGCAAAAATGTCTGTCCGCGGACCAAAACTACTTGAAAAGTCTCTCTGATTGTTTGAGTAAATTGATGCATTACCCACACAGATAGATGCGATACCAGGCGGTGAACCTCGATGATAAAAGACCGCAGAGTCTCCGCCCTGATAGTATGCGCGTACACCGCCTAAAGTCTTGTCTTTAAGATAGTATTTGTTATTATAATCTGGTCCATTTTCAGAGTCTAGATATTGACTATTGTTACCAGCAGAAGACACCACAATGATGCCATCTTCAATACAATCCAAAGTCTGCTGTTTCGGCGATTCGAACATCCAACTAACATTCGATGTACGTGCGTCAGGAATTCCTGCTCTGTCATTTAGCGATAGCCCAGCATCACGAAAAGCGCGTGTGAGTGCCCAGTAAGCGGGCAAGCCAAGGTTATATACTTGCGCGTCTGTAAAAGGTGCGCTATACTCTGTGCCGCGATATACAATTCTTTCAATCTCATTCGAATAGTCTGAAATTGTACCGCCATAACTACCATAGTTATAGCCCCAACTGTTGTTGATGATTGTGGGATTTTTGCGACCAGTTTCTGGATTAACTGCCTTGTTTCTGTGAAATGCACGTACGTAATCTAACACATAACTAGAACTGATACCAGTTGATGACCAGTTGTAATTAGTACTATAAGGACTGATCGAATAAAGATTGGCTTTTCTTGCCCAGCCTTGTCTATTACCGGCAACAGTACCCATCACGTGTGTACCGTGATTGTTATTCGACGAATCACCTAAGACATTTGTAGTGTAGTCGTAAGTACCGTTAGAATAAGTGCCGCCAGTAACTGAGTCAGTATGCTGAAACCAGTTATATTGAATAATTCGCGATCCACCAGAACCATCAGTATTGACAGCAAATTCTGGATGATCGAGGCTGGGAATACCATCAACGACAACGACATCAACGTTAACGCCTTCTGCATTAAGTGTTACTGTGCCTGAGTCAGCATACGTGGCTGTACTAGTAAAATTAGATAGAGGAACACCAGAACTTGACGTTACTGACTGACTTTGCGTAGATTGCCATAAGCCCCAGTTTCTTTGAGTAAAAGAAGCGGCGCTTCGATCTTTTCGCCAGTATGAACTGGTTTGTTCCCAATGAGGCTCGGCAACAATGTTATGTTGCTCAAGTGCAGGCTCAACAACTCTAACGCGAGGGTCTTGTCTTACTTCTTCTGCTTCTTCGTCTGTTAACCGATATGCGGTAACTTTACTGAAAGGAAGCCTTGCTTCGTAATCAACCGCGCGATCTGGTATGTGAAGATAGCCACCGGGCGTCTCCATGTCCGCATAGAATGCATCCAGATCCTCTGTACGATGCAATATGACGTGATAGACTTTCAATGTCATACTTCATTTAGCCTTCAAGTTGTAGTGCCGTAAGTGTAACGTCGACCGCAGTTGTTCCTCCACTTAGATTTACGACCTTGATGGGAATAGTGTCTGTGACAGGAGATGAATTATTGAAACCCGTAGGAGCAGGAGCCAAGTTGATTGTTTCCGCACCCGATGTAATTACTTCAGTCACAACACCAGAACCTGGCGTTGGATCTTCTGATTGAAGACGACCAAGATCAGCAGTGCGTGAAGCCGAGTCAGTATAAACTCTAACCCATGCCGCAACGTCTGTTTCTATCTTGAACAGAGAATAGCCTTTAAATGCGCCAGTGATGTTTACATCTACTGAGTCGCCATCACTTAACGAAGTAGTAACAGTATTGAACGTGTCGCGTGATTGAAGACCAGTAGGTTTAGGAACTGTTACCCAGCCCGCACCGTTGTAAGTTATGATATCATTGAATGCGGCAAGACTTGTGTTAACATCAGTCAGATCATTTAACGCAACAGATCCACCAGCACCAACAGAGTCAGCCGCATTTACCCAGTTAGCCCCATTATACTTTAGAACTTGATTTACAGAAGGCGCTGAAATTGTTACGTCTGTCAAATCGTTGAGTGCACCCGAAGCACCGCCAACAGAGTCAGCGGCATTTACCCACTGTGAACCGTTATATTTAATAACTTGATTCGTTGTTGGCGCAGTGATTGCTACACCAGAAAGCGTGTTTAAATTTACAGATGAACTGACAAGTTGCAACGTCAACGCACTGTCAAGCCCACCGCCGCCACCGCCGCCACCTGATCCACCAGAATCATTAGCATTAGCCCACTTAGTTCCGTTCCACTTAAGAACTTGTCCAACCGTAAGAGGATTTGCAGAAAGTGCAGAGTCGATAAAGATGTCATCCAACTCATAAAGATTAGTTGGACCGGCTGAGTCAGTTGCGTTTACCCAATAAGCACCGTTGTACTTAAGAATTTGTCCGTCAGACAAACTAGAAATCAAAACATCATCGAGTTCTACAAGATTTTCTTTACCCGCAGAATCTACGCCGTTAATCCAGTTTGAGCCATCATACTTAAGTACTTCACCGTTAAGTGGCGTGACGATACTAACATCTGTCAACGCATTAAGCGTAACTGGTAGCGTAGCAGAGTCGTAAAGGTCTTGCAAGAAATAATCAAGATAATCGATAACAGCCGCCGCAGTAGGCAACGCGCCGTTACTATCGTGATTCTCAATACCTGTGCCAATAAATCGAAGTGCAGTGATGCCACCAGTAACGTCAGTCAATGAACCAAACGAGACATCGCCCGTTGCATCGATGTCACCACCAACGATTAGATCGTTGTTAACTTTTAAGTCTTGCTTTGCAACTGCGTTGTTGGCTGAGTCAAAAACGTTTCGTGTAATGCCTACAAGAAAACGATCACGTGTAATCTTTTTAGTGGTAGCCGCAGTAATATCATTGATCACAAGAACGTCACTGTCTTGAACGTTGATCAATTCCTGTAATTCTGAGATTCTAATATCTGCCATTTTATTTCCTCAATACTTTGCGGCTGTCACTATTTATATCGTCGCACTTTGAGTCAGTGAGCCTGTAATGGCTAGATCACCATTCTCAGAAAGACTCATCTGCTTAGTGCCATTATGAGCGAACGTTAAATTACCAGCACTCTCATAAACTTCCCACTCACCTGTATCGAAGATTGTAGCAGAAAGTCTGCCTCTCAATGGGTTATAGGTAAGATTCGTGTTTACGTTTACGTTATCGTTACCAGAAGTTGTACTACCAATGTGTACGTAATATTGCGCACTATCACCAACAGTTGTTATGGCAACGTTTTCTGCGTTCGTTGCATCAATCGCAGTGACGTTAGTTAAGTTCGAACCATCACCCGAGAATGAGTTTGCGCTGAGTGTAAATGTTGAGGGATCATATGTAAGAAGTGCAGTAGTACTTACACTATCGTAACCTAGCTCTGTTGTACGCAACATGACATAGTGTTTGCCCGCAGAGTCAATAGCCTTCGCGTCTGTTTGTTCTGTCGAAGTTGCAACTGCTGTACTTGTAATGTTCGTTAAGCCAGAACCATTTCCGTAGAAAATACCACCAACACTTCGAATGTCGCCCTGTACAATCAGGTCACTATCTACTTTTAAATCACCTAGTGCCCTTGATCCACGAGTTGGATAAACTGTTCCGCCAGAATCGATAAAGTTGCCTAAACGTCTCGCTTCTTCTGCTATTTCAGCCAAGACTGCATTTGATGCATTGATTGCACTGTCAGCAGTGATTGCGTTTTCTGCTGTTAGTGCAGTATTTGCAAACGTAGCATTGACAGCACTATCCGCAGTTTCAGCATTACCAGCAGTTGTTGCAAAATTAGCGTTAGTTGCAAAGTCTGCACTATCTGCATCGATAGCACGAAGTGCTGTCAAAGCGGTATTTGCTAAAGTCGCGTTAACTGCACTGTCTGCTTCGGTTGCTCGGTCGGCAGTAATTGCTGAAGTTGCTCTATTCGCACTGTCAGCACCAAATGCAAAGTTTGCAGTTGTTGCAAACACAGCATTGGTCGCGTTTGTTGCACTGTCTGCTCGCTCGGCTGAAATTGCTTGGGTTGCAAAGTCGGCACTGTCAGCAGTTGTAGCCGCATTCGCAAATAATGCTCGCTCGGCTTCAATAGCAGTGGTCGCTCTTGCGGCACTGTCAGCGAGTACGCCTGTTAATCCAGCGCCATTACCAACAAAGAATCCAGCGGTAAGTGTATTCGTAAGAGCGTTGTAGAATAAATCGGTGTCTACTTTTGCTGAGTCTGCCGCCGGCGTGCCAGGTGCGTTAGGAAACAAGGCTGGATAAAACGTGACATCCGCGTCTGTCGCTTCGATTAAAAGTTTGTCAGCAGTGCCAGCAGAAGCCGCCGCACTTGCTGGCTCAAGCAAATTTTCAACAGTGATAAACTTAGTAGAATTTGTATCAAGATCGACAATGACGAGAACGTCATCATCGGCAGGCGCCTGTGCTAATTCTTCTAACTCTGTAATCTTTACGCCTGGCATTGTTTAGCTCCTAAGTTCTTCAATCTGTTTTGACAACTCTTGAATAGCAGTAATCAAAATAGGTACCAATTTATGATAGTTAATTTTTTGATAGTTAGGCTTGCCATCATTGTGTACAGCATCTTTTTCGCCAAGCACAACATAAGGAACAACCTCTTGTACTTCGTGTGCGATTAACGAATCGAAAATGCCTTCTTCTAAAGCCCCTATCTCTTTGACATATTCTGTTTGGTAGACTTTTAATTGATTGACAAGACTCAGGGCATCTTCTGTTTCACCATGCACAATTTTTGCACGATGATCAGATACAGCGCCATCTACGTAATCTTTAACAGCCGCAGATGTAGGAATAGATGTGTCATCATCATTTGAAGCAATACCATCAGCTTCGTCTACAAGTTTCGTAATAATAATATTTTCAACAGCATCTTTTAGCGTGTCAAAAGTGATCGTGCCATTAACGGTAAGGTCCGCACCCATAGTAGTTGAGCCGTTGATAGCCGCGTCTACGTTTACATCGAGGGAGTTGCACGTGAGCGTTTGAATGAACGCGCCATTCTCTCCAGAATCTCTTACGTTCGTAGAGTTCCGAAGAAAATTTTCCCTACTAATCTTTTTAGTAGTGGTCGTGCTAAAGTCATTGATGACGATGTAATCGTTATCTTCAGCAGTAATTAACTCGCGAAGACTCGATATTTTTACGCCTGCAATTGCCATTTTAAATCCTCAATTAAAAATCTTTCTCTTATTTATATGGGTTATGCGCCAGTACCGCCATTCAATGTTCTAACAACAAGTGCCAATCTATCTAAGGCACTATCTACCGTTGTTGGCGGTGAAACACTCCAGAGGGCAGCACTGTCAGTAGAATAAGCGTTCAAATTTATTTTCAAATGATCAATTGCACTGTCAACGAATACAGGTACGTTATCCCAGATAGTATCTAAAGCTCTTTGATCATAATATGCCTGCTGTGCCTTGGCAGCAAAATCTGTAACTATCGCTGAGGCGGCTCGGGCTGAACTGTCAGAGCGTAAGGCAAAAGTTGCGTTACCAACACTATCTAACGTTAAGTAATCCGCTCTGAGTGCAAAAGCGGCTGTTGTGGCGCTGTCGGCAGTTTCAGCCCGTTGAGCATAATTAGCGAAAGTTGCGTTTGTCGCACTGTCAGCACTGTTTGCCCTTAGAGCAAGGATTGCATTCGTTGCATTTGTTGCACTGTCAGCGGCGTCAGCAGTTAATGCATTAGCGGCAACTGCAACACTATCAGCCACAAACGCTCTATTTGCTACAACTGCAAATCTAGCGTCAAGTGCGCTATCAGCAAAGGTAGCTTGAATGGCAAGTGTCGCATTTGCAACGCTATCGACTGCTGATAACAGGTCACTGATCAGAATTTTTTTCGTTTCTGAAAGGCTGGCATCAACGATTGCAATAAAATCATCGCTATCAGGAGGACCGACTAATTGTGCCAGTTGCGATATTTTTACGGTTGCCATTTCTATTCCTCGTTATTGTTCTAGTTCTATGATGTCATCAGACGCTTGTTCGATTGTTAAGAGTTCGCCCGTCTCGGCTGCCATAATGTTGGCTGTTGAAATTACTGTAATAGAGACGATGCCTACTTCCGACTTACCGCCAGCGGGCGTTGCTCTATAAACAAAACTGTCTACGCCATCAAAGCCTGCATCTGGTATATATTTAAATTCTCCAGTATTTGCGTTAGTTACTGATAAAGAACCATGATTTGGATATCCGCCAGCGGCAATAGAATATGTCACACCGCCAGTCGTTTCGAATTGATCAGTTGTTCCCACAAAGATATCAAGAAACTGTTCGCCCAGACCAACGTTAAGCAATTCAGATTGGTCGAATGTGTCGCGTTCAGTCGGACTCACAACAACGGTAACTGTACGCTCTACGCTACCACCACCAGTGATGTTAGCACGAATTGTAAATGTATCAGTGCCGTGCCAATCAGCGTTCGGTGTATAAGACCACGAACCGTTCGCAGTAATGCGCCCAGTTGTAGTCGTTGTATTTGATGTCAACGATGCTGTTGCTGTACCATTTTGTGGATCTGAAGATACTTCTATTGAAGTGATTTCTCTTGGTGCAAATCGAATCTTAAAGTTATTGTTAGTTATCGTGCCACCGTCTTCTGCAATTTTTCCGTTCAAACCTTCTGTCGTAAACGAATCGAGAACAACAGAAGATAGAATATCGGTCGTACCAAGTTCGTAAAAATCCACCTGCGCTTGCGTAATGACAGAGCTGGAAGAAGAAACGTTTTTAAAAAGGCTCAACTTCATTTCAAAGTCAAGTGTGTAGATGATTGTTCTACGCGCCTCTAGAGGTCCATCGTAATCGTCTTGGAATGTGATTCCAGTCAGCGTGATTGGCGTATCTTCTTTTGTGTCGAAGTCGGAAAGAGGCTTTACTGTAACAGTATACTGCGGTGTAAAGTAAGGCAATATTTGTTCTACAATTTGCAACGCATCATCTTGTGACTTAGCATACACATTCAACTGAAAGCCAATTGAGTACGGTACTGGTGTGTAAATTTCTTGTGCACTTCCCGAAAAATTATCAGGAAACGTTACGCACTTATTCATCTTAGGCAACTGTCGAGTCGGATCATAATTCATCGACAGAATCTCAAAAGACATTCTAGGCAGTTTGATTGCGATCTGACGCTCGGCTTCTTCGCCATTGTTCATTGCGTCGATTCTGGCTATAAAGTCTCTCTTAGGTGCATAAGACAAAGGCACCTTGACTTGACTGATAATGTCACCAGCGGCATTTGTTCTGAGAACATTTAAGTTATTAAAGAGTGAGCCAAACACAGCCACGGCTTTGCGAATTCTTTGATGATAGAAGTACGTGCCGAACATTATACAGGATCTCCAAACGGATTGGATTCAGAGAAATCGAGTAATCCCGTTGCTTCAGTGTCGAAGTCTACATTCTGCGCACCTTCTTCTAGCACTTCTTGATTGACTACAGTTGGTTTTCCACCAATACCATCTTCGTTTTCAATGCGATAGTCTGCACTGAATGTGTGATATACACCATCATCTGCGCCTGCGTGAGCAATATAGACTTTATACGACGAAGGAATCGAGGCATCGATCTTTACAACATCACCTGTAATAGTAAAGCCATTTGGATTTGTCTGTGTCAGCGTGTCGCCCACTTCAAATTTACCTGTCATGGTTGCAAGATCAAATGTGACCAGTCTCTGGAATGCTTGCTGTTCGATGTCATCGAGATCAAGACCCGTATCGAAATCTTCATCATTGTATTCGAAGAGTTCTGCACGAATTCTAAAGACAGGCAAATCTTTTAACTGATAGAATGGATTCTCAGTCTCTACCTTTGTGATCTCAAAGAAAGAATCTGACAGTGTGAGATAGATCAGATCGCCCTCTCGTGGACGATACATGGGCTTGTCATCAGTATTTTCGTAAAATTGTACTTGACTTTTCCACCGACGCCGTGCTACAATAAACGTTGCGGCATCACGAATCTCTACACCAAACTTCGTAAACAAGTCGCCCTCACCGTCGAACCCTTCGACGTTTTCAATGTACATTTCTAATCGATAGGCATTATCAAAGCGCGAGGTCGAATCGTCGCCAAAGACTGTATCTCTTTTGACTATCTCGCGAGGCAGGTAGTAAACATCTTGACCATAAATTTTAAGAGACTCGATGATTAAATCTTCATAGAGAATCTGTTCCGATGTCGCACCTTGTCTGAAATACCTATTCGTCGCCATCTTACCCTACAAAGAAATCGACCGGAAGTTCTTGTTCGTTTCTCAGTTTCTCTTCAAGTCGTTCAATGTCGGCAGTCGCGTCTTCGTAGATTTGACGACCGTTCATCGTAACTCCACCAGGCAATTGCATGCCTTCGAATTTACTGAGATTGGCACCCCATTGTTGTTTGATCAAAGCGGTCGTATAGTCTTTGATAAACATGTCATTGTAGATGCTCGTGTGCGTTTCAGGATCAATCGTCTGAAAAATTTCAGCAATCAGAAAATCACCTTCTTGCAAATCTTCGTCTTCAAAATCGCCGAAGATGTACAGACGATTCTGTCTCCGCGAGAACGTTACTTGAGGATGACCATGCAACTGCATATCGATCATACTTAAGTACTGTTCCATTTGATACAGATAGGCTAAGTCACCAGCAAAGTTGATGAAGTCGCCCATATTGTTTAAAAACATTTGGTAGCGAATATCGAAAAGATTGCCTGAGGTGCTGAATGTAGTTGAGATCGGAAATACTTTCGAAACAAAAATAATGTCAGACGAAATAGGAATGTACTTGTTCGTCACATCGTCCGCAGTGATCTGGTGTTTCAGATAAGTTCGAATCGTGGCATCACTGTGAAACTCTTGATATTTTTGAATTGCATCATCTACCTTATCTTCGATCTGGTCAACGTCCACATTGATTTCAAGCACAGGCTCTCCGAGTCTGCGCAAGCAAAAATCAATCAGGTCGTTGCGTGTTGTAGGTGATGCCATTGATTTCTCCTATTAGCCCCAAAGCACAAGTCCAGCAGAATCATAGATTACTAGTCTGAAGCCTTGTTCGTCTCGGAGTGCACCTTGGAATTGCAAGTCACCTCCAATAGATGCACTGTCAACTGTCGTGAGTTTCTGAACGGTAATTGGCTGATCAGTAGAGTCACCACGTCTTGTTACAGTTTGCAGTGTATCTGTTTCTGAGTCAAGAAGAGAAAGACCGCCTAAGTTTCTAAAACGTACCTGATCAGAATCGTTCAGAACCAAGAATCGAGTAACGCCTTCTTGCGAATCAAGTTGGTTCAGTTCAAGACGACCAACACTAATTCTGTCTAGACCAGGATTGTATGTGAATTGAATATCGGTATTGATACTGTCGATGCCGATATAATCACGTACGAATAATGGATGATATTCGTTACTGTCATTGACATTGACAACTTGCACTTGCTTCGACGCTAATGCACCTTCTGCACTATCACCCGAAGGATCGCCTGCAACTACTTCGCCTGTAATTTCGTCAAGATAAAGAACTAAAGTTGTCTGTCTGTTTTCAACGTTCTTAAGAATCAACGTGTTGTTGATCTCAACGGTAGAGTCAAAGATGGTTGCTTTGTTTAGATTCCACGTATCGCTGGCGGCTTTGTAGTAAATTTGTGCGTTTGCACCAGCAACTGTAATACCTGCACTGTCTGCGGCTGCCGCACTTAGGGCACTGTCAGCCAGTACAATGTTCTTGTCGTTAATAGACAGTTCTGTTGAGTTAATCGTGGTAGTTGTGCCGTTGACCTGAAGATCACCACCGACAATTAATCGACCAGAAATGAAAGCACTGTCAGCAATGACTCTGCCAACATCGATTGCGTTTGTTGTAGTATTACCACGAGCCGTAACTGTATCGAGTGTGTCTTCTTCAAAAAAGGCTTCAGACAATTTTTTAACAGCAACACTATCAAGTGTGCCGTCGAAAGGATCGCCTTTGACGAATAGAGCATATAGCGAAGCAGAATCAGCAGAATCAAGCGAGCCGGGTTTGAAAGCAAGACCGCCCAGCGCAAGTTCGTCGGTCAGTACTCTAGTACCGTCGACCAAAGAAGTGACTACGGCGCCATCGGAGTCAGGGCGCCCAAAATTTGCTTCCGCTTGATCTAGCGTGATATAAAGAAAGCGATCAGAATCTAACTGACTCGGGTCTCTTACCTTTACACGTCCGCTAACGTGTTCTATTCGTTTAGCCATTTAGAGATTCCAGATAACTTAATACTAGTTTGAGTTTGCCGCTTGAGCCAGTAGAGCCCGAGCATCTAACTCTATTTGTTTCTTCTACGATCAATTTACCAGTAATTACACCAACAGCGTCTTTTGGCAGAACAGGAAGATCCTTCACAAGTTCTGTGTTCAAAACTTCGTCACGATCATAGTGAGTGAACGTTACGGTGTGTTCAGCAGAATCGAGATTCGCGATCTGCGCCATAAGCACAATCGCTGTAATCCCCTGCGGAACAACGTAGATGACATCGCTATCCCCGGTAAATCCACCAGGAGGTTCCTCTGGAACTACCGCAGTTGTCGTTTTAAATGTATTTAGTGGGATAGCCATTTATCAACCCTCTAGTGCTAGAATGTATGGTGTTAAGATTGCGTACAACGATCTTTCGAACGTCTCGCCCTCGATTCGACCAGCCTGTCTACGAATCGTCAATTCGGAGCCGATTCTAAAGTCACCAAGTTGATCGGTACTTGTGAATACAACCAAGCCTTCGTTCGTTTCTGAATCGAAGATAACTTCTTTTGTTGCATCAGGAATACCACCATTCTGAGGAATGGCAGTAAATGTGTTTGTGCCTGAACCCACATATTCGAACGTGTGGGACGATGACGTAATCACAGAACGTTGTCTAAACGCGACTCTCTGATTGCGTATCATGTCTTGGTTCAATGGTGGTTCAAACGTAAGATTGTATACACCAGGAGCAACTGAATCGACACCAAGAACCGTATAAAAATAGTTCTCAGAATCGAACTTCATTGCATCGCCATAGTTTGGCTTTCTATATGATCCGTATACGTTGAGCCAGTCTGAAGAGTCGAGGTTGGTAACCTCATTAACTTGAATTACATCATCAAACTTCAGATGATCAGAATCGAGTATGCCGTCATAAAGAATCGGACTACTACCAGATGCAACTAGACCTCTATCACCGAAACTTGAGTTAGAGTTTGTGATCGAACATTGACCACCAGTTTCGGCTAAGATAGATGTTCCTGTCGAAATCGTAAAGATCGATACTAGCTGTGCGTAACCACGATTCAGTAGATACGTTCCAATACCAGCCGCGTTGTACTGAGTAAATGCGTCAGATACCATCGAACGCAGACCCCACGCTTTTGAACCATCGATCTTCATACCAACACCGTCTGTGGTGATAGAAGTACAGTTCTGCACGTAAGGTGACTGAATGATGAACGGACCTGCTCTTGCAGAATCAACATTTGGGTTAAACGCAACGCAAGCCGCACCACTTTGATGATCTTTAAACGTAATGTCTTTTAAGAAACAACCGCTCTTGACATAGAACAGATCGGAGTCTACGCTTCTAGGTCGAATCGTGGTCGTTCTTAAGTTATCACCAACGATAGCGACTTTCTCAGGCAACTGAATTGGATTGTTGATTACGTAATCGCCCGACTTCAGATATACTACGATATCATTAGTAGCATTACCTCTTTGAACCGATTGCTCAATGATAAGAGGACGTTCGTCATTGATTGCTTTAATTGCCGTTCTAAGTTCAGCACTTACGCCTCTAGCCGCTAAACTAGGCTCTTGAACTGAATCAAGCGCATCTAAGTCGCCGTCTTGAATAATAGTGATTAGATTGTCTAATAGATCGTTGGTAACCTGTGCTTCTGTTGCAGTCGAGTATTGACCACCATTACCAGTAGTGTCAGGACCAGGGAATGCACCAGGATAAGTTCCACCTGAGTACAGATTTGTAGACAGGCTGTTAGAAAGCAACTCGTCTACGATCTGCTTCAAGTGCTGATAGGTCGTAGCAGTAGCCACAACCTCTGGATCACCTGCACTGTCACCCAACTGATTCGTACCAAACGAGTAGTATGCACGTTTGACGATATCAGTAGCAAAGTTACCACCGTATAGTACGTCAAACGTCAGACCATCGACGATAAAGCCAACGTCTCTCTTACATCTTACTCGGTCATAAGTTGCAGGACCATTTTGATCAGACCATGCAATCGTGCCCGCTTTCAAATCGGCAGAATCAGCCAAGATCAAATTGTAAGATGCAGTCGTTGTTCCGCTAATGCCTGTGAAATCTGGATAGACCAAATCTCTTAATACATTATCGTTATTCGCTTCTAATACTTCATTAATGATTTCAATGAGGTCGTCAACACGTGCTTGCTCAGTTGAAGTTGTTACATACGTGTTTACGATATTTTTGAGTTCGTCGTATGCCGCAATCGTAGGCAATCTCTCTGAGTCACTACCCAACTGATTTACTGCGTTTGAGTAATAAGCATCTGCACTTCTACGCGACTGGTAGTTACCACCGTACAGTACATCGTGCGTTAGACCATCTAGAATATAGTCAACGTCTCGCTCACACTTAGTAGTATCATACGTAAGATCGGGATATACACTGTCAAGGAACGCAATCGTAGAGGCGATAATCGCAGTTTTGTTTGATTGAATTGCTGTGGCAGCCGCTTGCTGATTTGCCGAAGATGCTGGTGCCGCAGGGAATGTAAGTGTGTCTCTGTTCTCAAGACCATTTGCAAGAATATCATTGATCTCTGCAATACTAGCATTAATACTTACACGTGAATTCGAATCGATAGCCAGTTCACCGATCAATCGACCTAGTTCGTTGATTGCGCCAACGGTACCATCTAACTGCTGTCCGATTACTTTCTGTGTTGATACTGTTGCTCTGTAATAAGAAGAACCCGCAACAACACTGTTAACGTTTGTGCCGAGCATCAAATCAAGAGTCACAGCATCAATGATAAAACCTGTGTCACGTGAACACAACGTACGATCATACGTTAATGCTGGGAAGTTTTCTGCAATGTATTGTACAAGTTCAGCCTTCAAATATTCTCTGTTGTTCTGAAGAATGACTGCGGCATCATCTGCGTCTGTTGTAGGCAAGACAACTGGCACTGGATACTCAACCGAGTCAGCAAAATTTTCTGTACTCTGAGTGCCGTTGACGAAAATGTCAACAACTTCCGACCAGTGTCTATTATTTCTTTCTACTGCACCGTCATAACCAGTGCTGAGTTTTACTTCAGGAATAGAGAAGATGGCGCCTTTCGCTTCGTTGAAGGCACCTCTCGTTGCAGAAATCTGTTCATCAAGAACTTTGTTGGCTCCCGCTCTTTGATACGAAAGACCAGATGTCACTGCGTTATAGTTTGTTCCGAAAGCAATATCGAACTGCAAGCCATCTAAGATCAGATTTAAGTCGCGTTCACAAGTTGCTTCGTCAAATTCGAATTCTTGGATATCAGTAATAACACTGACGGCTGAATCGATAGTTTGAAATGCATCGCCAAGGGAAGTACCCAAGTTGCCAGGCTTTCCTCCCTTAGACACATAAAAGACTCTTGGCGTAGGATCGTCACCAACTTGAACGATGTCAACAACGCCATCTCGATCTTGCTTGATGAACATCTTACCATCATGCGTGTTGATGGCAATTTCACCAAGATCAATATCGGCAATGCCCGGGCGCCTTAGCGGGACATCCGTCTTTTTATGGATAATTTTTGTTATTGCCATGTTAAGTCTCTATCCTATCCATATTGCTGTATTTATTAAAAGTCGCCGCCTTCGAATTCCAACAGTGAAACCTGCCCGTTAGAATCGATAGTGAACTGTGCAGAATCGAAAAACGCTACGCCAGGCGTAGTTGAAGTAGCCGTTGGAACTGAAATGGTTAATTTGTCGCTATCGTCTGCGTATGTTAAAATGATAGCCTGACCTGCACGTAACAATTGGAACACATCGCTGTCAATAAACTCGCTTAGTGTTCTTTCACCAATATTGACTTCACCATTGAACGTTGCAGTAGAATCGAATGTAGTTGTACCTTGAATCGTTAATGCGCCAGGAATATCAAGGCTTGAATCGATTCTAAGATTATTGACGATAGCAGAGTCGAGTGTAGTAAGTCCTGATACATCGAGCGTATCATCAAATACACCAGCACCACTTACAGTGATTTTACCAGCAAAGGTAGCACTGTCGTTGAATGCGGCTAAACCTAAAACACTTAAATTACTATCGACTGTGAGATTATCAACGTTGATACGATCAGCAATAATCTCTACGATGGTTTGTGTGCCAAGCACTTGCAGATCGTTAAAGATTGCAGAATCAGATACCGTCAGTCTACCCAGCGTAGCACTGTCTAAATCGATTGAACCGGCTTTTAATTCGTTGACTTTACCTTCGGAGTCTGTTATAATAGCACTAGAAGCAGTTAGTACACCATGTGGATGATTCAGTAGATCAGTAAAATACTTACCACCGATTACATCAATGCGTTCTGCTTGTAGTACGCCCGCAACTGACGAATCGCCGCCAGCACCAATGAACAGACGATCACCGCCTAAGCCGAAGCCATCTGCGGAACTACCAGAGTCTGAAAGATATGAGTATGCTAATTCACCTGTTCTTAAAACAAGTGGATCGCCCTGAGTGCCCGAGCGACGAATAAGAATCTGTGCACGATCTGAGTCAGATGGATAAACACGCCCATCGACGATCTGCTTTCGAAGTGTTAGTGTGGCTTTCCAGTTACCTGACGCCGAGTCGTATTCGAAGAGTGAACCGTCTACTGCACCCGATGTGACAAGACCTGTGATTGCATCAATGTCGGCACTAGCAGAAATAACAGCAGTACGATATGGAGTACCGTACGTTATCTTGCTTACTAATGTCCTGTTTCCTACTTGTACTGACATACTGACCTCATGTTACCGAAGGCGTTACTGTTATAAGTCCTTCAAGAACTCTTTCTACGATAGTGTTGGCATCGCTATCTTGATATGAGATTTCCATATCATAGACATATTTTCTCTTACTATTTAGCGTATCTGTGACGGTGTTTGTCAAAGATAAGTTAACGATACCTGCGGTCGGAGGAACAGTGACATAAGCGTCGAATGAAATTTTGTCAGAACTGTCAACATCATATCGCGTACTCATTTTAGCCGCGGCTGAATAGCCTGACAAATCTTTTGCCGAACCATCGATGTTCGTAAGATACACGTCCAGGGAAACGTCTGTTCCCTGATCGATAGTTAATTCTTCATACCTTGCCATAAGTCTCTAACCTAAAAATGAATCTTATGGCTCTATTTATAATAATTTAGGCGTGAATGTCTTCAATAATCCAATCTTGCATTCCTACAGCCATCTCTGATCTGTCGAGTACAAATGCAACTGTCATACGTAAACCTGTGTCCCCGTTCCGTGCTGTATGATATACCAGCTTCTCTTCAGGATCTTCGTATGCACCAAAGTAACCAACTTTACATTGCCAGCCTTTTTTATCAGGTATTGTTACCATTTCTTTCTTTTCATTGTCCCAGTGCTTCCACCAGCCGTCGCCAGTTTCGCTCCAAGTAAACACACAATTGAATGCTGAAGCATTCGCATTGTTGTGCCAAGAAATATATCCACCTGGCGGATAAACCGCAAATAGAGCATTACGTTTCAAATTGAACGTAGTTTGTATTTTTTGTAAAAACGCTTCCTGTTTTAGAGAGACTTCAGGAATTTTTGCTTGCGAAACTTTCTCTTTAGAGAAATGCATTTGTCCGATACCAAAGCCATGCGACACAACAACTTCTGGAAATCCACCGTGACCCATACCTTGTGACTTAATAAGTTTAAAATATGCATCACCTGTATAATAGTCGGCGTCTTCTTTATTATGTTTGTCGGCTTTTGTCTTTACGACAGCCTCGTAATTTTTATCTCTGGTAAACCAAAGTGCATCGTTCAAAATGTCGATAGCAAAATCGTTTAACGGTATGTCTCTCATCAAAACTCCATGTGCTTCGCTTCCGAAGCAGAATAATGTCTAATAACAACAGGCTTCTTGTTGTGAGCATATTTATAGCGCGAGAAATAGTTCCATCTGGCATCATCTTCAAAAATGCCCACTTTCAAGTCTTGATACTTTGGCTCTTTGTTTACAAGCCACCAAAGAGAAAACTGATCCCATCGTGACAATGATTTAGGATGAGTTTCATAATCTGCTTCGCCTTTTTCATTTATTGGCCACCATGTACCAGCATACTGTCGTACAGTGAGATCATACCAATCGTCCATAAACTCACGTACCAATGGATTGCGCATGTCATACAGACAGACTGCTCCGCATAGTTCGAACTGACCACCAGGCCATTTTAGTTCTGCATAACAGTAAGAGCGTTCTTCGGGCAGACCAGTGTACATCACATCATAGCCATTCAGTTCGTCAAAGACATGTTCAATGTCTTCATGTTCGACCTCAGTGTCGGCATCGATATAGAATGTAATATCCCACGGTGATTTTGCCATACCCCAAAGCTTGGCTCGCTTGTGATCGTTGCAGAAAATTATTTCGTCTGCGAGTCTTCGTCCTCGATCATCAAGAAATCTTTCTTCGCAGACCAAACAAATATTTGCGTCAGGATAGAAATCCCGAATTGAGTCCATTAAATTACATGCAGAAGCATAAAAGAAACTTCGCCGTGACGCAACGATTACGTAACCTTTAGTTGGCTCCTGCGTCATCTTTGTCTCCATAATAGCCCAATTCTTTCGCAATCAAAACTGCACATAGCGCATTCATTTCCACTGCACTTTGCGCTCGACGGATTTTGCCACGTAATATACGATCTTCAGAATTTTTAATTTGCTCAATTTCAAAAGCCTGAAGTTTGAGATTAAAAAGTTGCTCTAGTTCAGCAGTCTTTTTCTTTTGCTCGTGATGTGCGCGTTTTTCTCTGTTCTCGCGCTCTTTTCGCTCTTTGCGTTCAGCGGTATTTTCGTCGATCTTTACGACACCAACTTTGTCAACCACTTCTTTATAATGAGGGCATTCAGAACCGTCCGGACGAATCTTGCGAAACTCCATTACGTCTTTTTTCTTACCCTTTTGACCTTCAAGCGTAGTTAGCCTAATACATTTTAGAACTGAGCGATCCTCCGTTTCCCAAAATGCATTATCTAAGTACTCATACTTTGCCATAATTTACTCCATATTTTAAGCAACACGTACGTATAATGTATATGTCTCAATTGTTACCGGTGTTGATGTTAATTTAGCGTCATCCAAATATGCTTCTGCAATGTTAACTACCAAGTTGTAATCAGATTCGTAACTAGAACCTTCGTATGGTGAACCGCCATAAACTTCTAAGTCGCCTGTGCCTTCAAACGCACCTATGTATTCTTCAGCATCATCGCCAGTAATATAAGTGCTGTAGTCTTGAGTCGATTCGAAATCGGAAGAGTAAGTCTCTACATATGCATCACCAGTATAACTGACTTCAATGTTTCTTGTATAGTCTAATGATATGTAGTCAACCGAAAACTCTTGGGAATACGATTGTTCAGTGTAGTTTGAAAGATACTCGCCAACATAATCTCCTGGTGCACCTTCATAGTCGGGCGTATAGTCACCAGTATAAACTGTTTCGTATGTCGGAGTATAGTTACCGATATATGCAGTAACATAAACGTCTTGTGCTATGTAGTCTTCAAGGTAATCAGACTCATAATCTTGTACATATGTTTCAACAAAATCACCAGTGTAGTCAACTTCATAATTGCCTGTGTACGTTACGATAAAGTCGCCTGTATACTGTCCTTCAAAATTAGAAAGGTAATCGCCTGAGTAATTCGCTTGATAGTTACCAGTGTAATCAGACAAGTAATCGCCAGTATACTGACCTTCAAATATTGATACAAAATCGCCTGTATACACAGATTGATAGTTACCGATATATGCTTTTACGTAATCGCCAACATATTGACCTTGGAAAATCTGTAAGAAGTCCCCAGTGTAAATTGCGACATAATCGCCAGTATAGTCAGACTGATAATTGCCAGTATACTGACCTTCAAAGTCTTGTACGAAGTCTGCTTCATAAGTTTCTAAGAAGTTGCCAGTGTAGTTTACGTTAAAGTCGCCGACATACTGTCCTTCAAACGTAGCAAGAAAGTCGCCTGTATAGCCTGATGTATAATCGCCTGTGTACGTAGTTTCATAGTTTCCTTCGTATTGGCCCGCAAACCCTTGCAAGAAATCGCCAGAGTAAACCGCAGTAAAATCACCAGTGTAGTCTTGCAAGAAGTTTCCAACATACTGACCTTCAAACGTGGCAGTGAAGTTACCTTGATAATTTGATACGTAGTTACCAGAGTATTGTGCCTGAGCATATGTCGAAATATAATCACCAGTATAGATGTTGGTAAAGTCACCCGTGTAAACTTGAGTAAAGTCACCGCCATATACTTGATCAGCATAATTTCCTATGTAGTCACCAGTATATCGAGAAATATAATCGCCTTGATAATTACCAGTATATTGAACAGCAAAATTGCCAGTATAGTTCGATATGTAATCACCAGTATACTGTTGCGAAACAAAGTTGGCTGTAAAGTCGCCAGTGTAATCAGAGATATAATCGCCAGTATATGTTGTGACGAAGTTACCAGTGTAGTTTGCTTGAACGTATACTGTAGTATATGTGCCAGTATATGTTGCTAAAAAATCACCAACATATTGACCCTGGAAAGTCTGAGTAAAGTTTGACTGATACTGAGTGTTAAAATCAGCATTGTATGTCTGTAAGAAATCACCGACGTACTGCCCTTGGAATGTGGCTGTGAAACTAGAAACATAGTTGCTGAGATAATTACCAGTATACTGTGCCGCAAAGTTACCAACATATTGTCCCTGGAACGTAGCAAGAAAATCACCAACATAGTTTCCAGTATAAGCCGCCGTAAAATCGCCAGCATATTGTGAGATATAGTTACCAGTGTATGGTGCAGTAAAGTTGCCGACATATTGACCCTGGAAAGTCTGAGTAAAGTCGCCAGTATATTGTTGAGTAAACGTTGCGACATAACCTGATACGTAGTTACCTTGATACTGACCTTGGAAAGTCTGTAAGAAGTCGCCAACATACTGACCTTGGAACGTACCCAAGAAGTCTCCCACGTAATTCGATACGTAGTTACCCACATAGTTCGCATCAACAAAGGTCGCTAAGAAATTGCCTTGATAGGTTCCAGTGTAGTTACCCGTATATGTTCTTAAAAAGTTACCTGAGTAGTTTGCATCAACGAACGTCTGAGTGAAGTTGCCCGTGTATCGTGACACATAGTCTCCCGAGTAACTTGCAGTAAAGTTACCCGTATAGTTTGCATCAACGAACGTCTGGGTAAACGAACTGGTATACGATTGATTAATTGTTCTTGTATACTGACCAGTATAGTTACCAGTATAGTTCGCATCAACGAATGTTATGTTGACAGCAGAAACGTAACTACCAACGTACGACTGTTGAATCGAGCCAACATAGGTTTGCTGAATCGAGCCAACATATGTTCCTGTATAAGTGCCGCCGCCACCAGTATATCCGCCAGTGTATGTTAATCCAGTTAAAAGGAATCTTCTTCGAACTTCATAATATCGATAGGTCCCGCTGAAGCTGCCAGTGCCGAATCGGAAATTACCTCTATCATATTCATAGCCTCCTCGAACAACCGGAGTTGTCAATCCAGGTTCGGTCAGTGCGTAAATGGTGCTAGCCCAACGAAGCTGGTTATTACTTTCTATTCCGCTATTTCGAGGCTGAAAAGTCCGCCAGTAATATTGAGGAGAACTAAAAGTGAAGAAATACGCTGAATAGGCACCTGGACCAACGTAGCCGCCTTGATAAGAGGTTGCGGCACTTGCATAACCACCAAGATAGTTTCCGACATATGTGCCAGTGTAGTTACCGACATATGTGCCTGTGTAAGTCCCTTGATAATTTGCAGAAAACGAACCCGTATACTGCCCTTGGAACGTAGCGGCAAATGAACCTGTATAACTTTGGTTGATTGTTCTTGTATACTGACCAGTATAGTTACCAACATACTGTCCCTGGAATGTGGCTAAGAAGTCGCCCAAATAAGCCTGAATAAAGTTGCCATCATAGTTGGCTAAGAAATCACCAACGTACTGACCCTGGAATGTTCCTAAGAAGTCACCAGTATATCGAGCAACAAAGCTACCAGCGTATCCAGATACGTAATCGCCTTGATACTGACCTTGGAACGTAGCAGTAAAGTCGCCTGAGTAAGTTGCTAAAAAGTTACCAGTATAGTTCGCGTCAACGAACGTCTGTAAGAAGTTGCCTGTATAGTTCGCTTGTGCGTAATTCGAAATGTAATCACCAGCATATGTTACGTTACGACCTCCAGTATATTGAGCCGTAAAGTTGCCCACATAGTTCGCATCAACGAACGTTGTAACAAAGTCACCGGTATAACGGGCAAGAAAATCGCCAGAATATTGTGCGAGGAAGTTACCAGTGTAAGCCGCACGAATATAATCCGAAGCATAATTACCAGTGTAGTTTGCATCAACGAATGTAGTTAGAAAATCGCCTTGATAGTTTGCGGTAAAGTCGCCAGTGTAAGTAGCGGCAAAGTTACCAGTATAGTTGGCTTGCACATAAAGCGAAACGTAGTTACCAGTATATGCCTGCAAGAAATTACTCTCGTATTGCGAGATGTAATCGCCTGTATAGTTAGCAGAAATAAATGTGTTTACAAAGTTACCAGTGTACGGCTCTTCGTAAACAGTAACGTACTGCCCTTGGAATGTCTGAACAAAATCACCGACATAATTCGAAGTGTAGTTACCAGCGTACGTCGAAAGATAGTTACCAGTGTACTGACCTTCAAACGCTTGAGTGAAGTTGCCTGAATAAGTAACTAAGAAGTCACCAGTATAGGTAGCTGTGACGTAATTTGATACGTAGTTACCGTCATAGTTGACTTGATAATTGCCCTGATACTGACCCTCGAAGCCTTGAATGAAATTACCAGTATAATTCTGCGTAAAGTTACCAGTGTATTGAGACTGATAGTTACCTTGATACTGTCCTTCGAACGTTGCAATAAAGTCGCCAGAATAACTTACAATGAAGTCACCGGTGTATTGTGCTTGAGCGTAGTTTTGTGTAAAGTCGCCAGAGTATTGAGACTGATAATTTCCTGTATAGTCAGAAATATAGTTACCGGTGTAAGTCTGTTGCTCATAGGTACCAATATAATCGCCAGAATAGTCTGACTGATAGTTACCCTGATATTGAGACTGATAGTTACCAGTGTACTGCGCTTGAGCATAAGTCTCAGTGAAATTGCCAGTATAGATGTCAGTAAAGTCACCGGTATACTGTTCTATGAAATTACCACCGTAGACTAGCTGAATATAAGTTTCTAAGAAGTCGCCTGTATAGGGCACTTGATATTCAGAAGCGTATTGTGACTGGTAATTACCAGTATAATTTTCTTGTGCGTAAGTGACTGTGTAAGACGTTGAATATGCCTGAAGAAAATCACCCGTATAGGGCTGAGTAAAGTTACCAGCATACTCTGTCTGAATATAGTTGACAGTAAAATTGCCTTCGTAATTTTCTGTGTAGTCACCAGTGTACACATCGATGTAATTGCCAGTATAGACATCATCGATATAATTCTCTGTAAAGTTACCGCTGTAGTCGATAACATAATCACCGACATATAGCTCAGTGAAGTTACCTGTATATTCTTCTTCAACATAAGCGGCAACGTAGTTACCAGTGTAGATAACTGGCGCATCACCATACAATTCAGCATAGTCTGCGGCATACACTTCAAGCGTATCATCCGCTTCGTAGATAGTTGTATACTGCTCTTCGACTGTAAGACCAGAATAGTTAGGAATATATTCTCCTTCGTAACCGCTCTCATAGGATTGTGCGTACGTAAGAAGATAATCACCTATGTAACTTTGTGCGTAGTCGCCGCTAAACGTACCAATGTACGTAGCCTCATAATCACCAGTATAGGAAGATGAATACGTAGCACCGTATTCGCCAACATAGTTCGATTCATATGTGTCTACGTAATTTCCGATATAGTCAGGAACATAAGACCCTTGATACTGTGAAGTGTAATTGACATCATACGAATCAACTGAGACATAAGCAGTCTCAGATTCGTATGTCAAGTTGGTATCAATCGCAGAACCACGTGCTTCCCAAGTTCCCGGAGCAGTCGGTGGACCATCAGCAGAAGATCGAAGTTGATATTTACCAATGCCAGTGTCTTGAATGACTTGCTTCATTCGCTCGCCGAAGGTCATCTCAACTTCAGCATCACCAAGATGCTTGATTCCTTCAAACTTGTTAGTCACTGCTTGACGTAAAGGCGAAATGGGCTTAACTACTGCTGGAACAGTTGAGTCTGTCTTAACCCAGATAGAATATGTTACAAGAGATCCATCGCCTCGAGTGTCTTCGAATACGTCTGCGATAAACTCTGACCACTGTGCGCCTGGAGATACTGTAGCAAGTCGATACTGACCAGGATAATCGTTCGAAAATATTTTTAAAAGAAGTCGTTGTACTACAACGTCGAGTTCTGCATCGCTCATTTCTTTCAAGCCAGCAGGCGTTGCAGTTCTATCCCAGTAAAGTGGATTCTTTTTCAGATCACTGTCGTTGTCAATTATTGCTACAGCCGTATCGTTCTGATATAACTCATACAGAGTGGCAGAAGTAGTTGGCTTCAACTGTGGCTCTACACGCACAGAGGTTAGTACCTCAGCATCGCTCGCACCAGCAACACTATTTTGCAGATCAGTAGTAGAACCGTTGATAGTAAAGTTGATTACGCCATCGTCAGTGATGGGAACAGTCCACGTGACTTCATAAGAGCCAGTGAGATTGCCATCAGGATAATTTTCCCACGAAACAGAACGACCGTTTGAAGTTGTGTGAGTCGCAGTAGGCGTTGTCGATGTTGTAATCGTGCCTATTGCCGCAGAACCCGAAATACCCAACTGATATTCGATTTCTTCAAATCCAACACCAGTATTTGTTGCGGTGCCTTGGAGCGTTAGTTCAATGGTGTCGCCAACATAGACAACACTAGGCAATGGCGTATAAGAACCAATGGTAACTGTATGCGTTGATCCTGCTGGATCAGATGCGTGAGTAATCGTAAATGTTCGACTAGTCGTAGTGCCAGGAATAGGACCTATACCAGATGTATAAAAAGTGTCTTCAAACGTGCCAACAAGTTCGGCTGCCGCGTTCGTAGAGAGCGCAGACAAATCACTTGTTGTCATTTTACTTAAATGAACACCCGCTCGATAAGCCAGATAATCTTCTTCAGAAGTCAGTAGCTCTTTGAACGCACCTTCATTTAAGTGTTTGAGAGGACGATAAGACATTAATTTTCCGACAGCACAAAAACAATTATTCTTTATTTATAAGATTTGTGGATCAAGTGATTCAGCATACTTTTTATTTCATCCAGATCCTTTTCGATAGTCTCTACCTTTTGTTCAAGTGATTGTTTTTGGGCTTTTTCAAGTTTACGGAGGCGTTTGCGCTCTCTGGCTTGTTCGATCTCCTCAGCATTGGTGTTAATCAATGCGTTGGTTTTCATGTCACGAACTAAGCCAGAGTGCCCCTTGACAGGTACATATCTGCTCATTATACTGCCAGATATCTGTATCTCAGATTCTTAATTGATGGTGCTCTGTCTCCACCAATAAACACGAACTTAAACTGTGCTTGCTGAAAAGGCTTCAGATCACCACCGAGACCACCTGGTAGCCACTGAGCATCACGATAAACTTGAGAATTGTCAAACGGAATATTGTCAACAGGTTCTTGATATATCCAGTACTTATCGTTGATGTTTTCATCACCGCCAGCAGTTCTGAAATACATTTGGATATCAGCGTCATTAGGAATGTTTACTAATCCTCTGACTTCTATACCCACAGCGTCCAAATCGAGGAATACAGGAGTTGTAATATGTTTCGAACCCGTTGTTCCTGAAGTAGGACTTGTTTCGTCTACAGGCAGAATTGCAGGCGTGACAGATGGATCGTCAAGCTTGAATCCAGCGAGCGTAATAGAAGCCCTCTGCATGTCAACAATTGGAGAAACATAGTCATTGGCAGTCTTCATGTCAAGCTTTACGTAAACTGAAGCAACACCAGCACCCAGATTTGCTTCTTCTGCCGCTAAGTTGTAGATCGCTTTTGGTGTATCAAAATCAATGTTTTGCATCAAAGTGATTCTAGAATAATCAGCGTCTTGAGTCCATCTCTGAGCCTTAGTGATGCGTGTACTCGACAACATCTTGCCTTCTGTCCACTTAGCACCAGCATCGATTGATGTAAAGTTTGGTACTACAGTTTCAACCGTAGGCATTGCTGTGTTGAAAATTGCATTTCGTCTTGATAGTGTCCAGTGACTAGAACCAAGTCCAGAAGACGTTTCTACTGGATGGGCAGCGTCATATGTGAACGAATAACCGTTAACGTCAGCAGAGTCAACCGTGTGTGCGCCTTCAATATAACTTATAATATCAGAACTGCTAGTAAAGACACCAGAACCATCAATTCTATCTGCAAATCCACCAGGACCGATTCCAGAAGTTGCAACACTATCGAGACGACAGAGATCGCCAGGCTCTAGACCATGATTAGCATGATGAATGTAAATCTTTCTAGAACCAGCAAACGTCTGAATGTTGGGTTTATTCGCTTCTTTTGTAGGATCAACTTCGCCAATCAACTTCGGAGGTAACGGCACATTCTTAAGAATTAGACTACCGCCACCAAGATCGAACTTCGCACGATTTAGTTTGTACATCAAATCTTGATCTTTTGCTTCGATCCAAGACAAGCCGTTTTGAGGCAAGTAAAGAGAGCCTGGAGCATTTTGCGTAGATGTAATACGTGACGTAGATCCAAACACAGGCAGTAACGTCTTCGAACTAAACAGTTCATATTCGGTTGACTGAGAAGTAACTACAATCGCATATGATGTCCAAGGCTTCAGATATACTGGCTCATCAAATGTAAACGTTGTTGGTCGTGCTTGAATAACCGAAAGCACTGGATCTGTACCAACTACTTGTACATCACTTGCTTTCAAAACAACTTGCGAATCAGGAACAATCTCATTGTGCGCAGGCTTGCCACTGATTACAGGACGTAAGTGGATTTGTACTGGTAGATTACCAGCGTCTTTTGCTCTGAAGTAGAGTTGCAAACTTGTCAGTGTAACACCGAACTGATTGTCAACAAAGAAGGTCTGAGCCATAGGATTCTGTGGCGCAGTCAACACATTCGTTTCTGTTCCTGCAAACTGATTCTGATCTACATCGATGTAATCAGAAAGAATCTGCGACATCTGACCATTCGCGTCAAGTCCTGTTAGAGCGGCACCAGATAGCGCGGCAGTGGCAGGTCCATACAAGCCAGAGAATCTAGGATCCACGAGATTTACAGCAGAAGACCGTATCTGATCCAGTGTATCTCTAAGTTCTTTTGGACTGTAAATCTGTGCCCAGTGAACCCAATACGACAACGGCCACCAGTAACCCCAAGGTCTTGAAGTGATCATATTGTGCCAGTGATGCCAAATCGCACCAACTGCGGCATAATATGCAAAGCACTTACTATCAGCGTTGCCCCAATCATTACGTGACGTGTCAAGCAATTTAAATTCGCGAATACCTGTTTTAAAGCAAATGTTCGGAGAGTTTGCTTGTGTTTCTCGATCGGTCGCTCTAGTATTCCAACGCCTCGCAGTGTTCGGAATCCAAAGAGAACCAATGATTTCTCCGTTAGCGTCAGAAATTAGATCAGTAGAGCCATCGGGATGTTCAGTCTGCCAGTACGGGTCTTGTGGATCTGTTTGATCAGTTCGATCAGACCATCGTAAAAATGCTGGCTCTTCACGCACAAAACTAGCCATGTTGTCGCCGTCAAAGAAAGCGTAGTGTTTGGTGTTTGGCTTAAGACCCTTTGCGTGAAAGAAAATCTTTCTGGAACGCAACCAAGGAATCAACGCAACGTCGATGATACGATTACCAACAGCTTGTCGTAGTGTTTCAGATGGAACAACGCGAGAAACGAATCGACCTCCAAATCGCGTAAACGAACTTCTGCCAGAGAAGTAACGTTCTCTTAACTCGACCAATCTACGGCGACGAATTCCAATAATTGACGTTTCTCTTTCGTAGTATGGATTCCATTGTTCAAGGTCTTCAGCACTTCTGCCTGCCCAGTTCCATACCCAGTTGTTCCACAGATATGCTTGTCTACGGTCGAGACGACCTTGACCAGGCACTGCTCGATCAGCACGAGCTGGATCTTTCCATTCATCACTCGTGGGTGAAAGCTTTAGTGTTCCCACGTTATCGACCAAGCCAAATGGATTGATTTTAACTGAAGTAGACGCAAGGTCTTGAACCGCCCATGCTTCTGAGTCATGAGTCAGATAAACATTGTCACCTTTCTTTACAATGCCACTAGACTGTGTGTTATCAACAACCAAACGAATGTTGTTTTCGTCGAACATAGGACGAATCAGTTTGCTTTCAGGATCCAAAGATGCTGAGTAGTCTGGATTGTTGGTATCTGCTCCCGTTTGATCGTTATTATCATCGCAAAGATTACCACATTCCGTTCTTGCATTGCCAGCACTGTCGAGCGCGGCAAACAGTTTTTGTTCAAGCTCGAGGAGACTGAGTTCTGTGTATTCTTGCAGATCATCTATCTTCGCTTCGAGTTTGGCAATATCTGCCATCGTATAACGTCGATGCTCGATTGGTGTGATTCGACAATCATCAAAGCCATGCATGTTGCCGTTGACCAAAACCTTTGCAAGTTCTAACGTATTGTCTGGCGTTGGCTTGTACTGCGGATTGCCTGCAGGCTGACCCATCAGTACTTGAACTTCACCCTCTTGCGTCAGAAGAATTTTGTCTGCTCGTGGCAGCCAGTAACTGACTGTGGCTGTTACACTTGATCCGTTTCGTGGCAAATCAAACGTACTAAAGGGTGATCCTTCGTCAGGTCTAAAATCAAGATAGTTCTTAGGATTAATTACGGTACCGTCTTGTTGAATCTGATCTAAAGTACCACCAAAATTATTGCCTAAGACAAGAGATTCTGGATACGAAGTTGCATCAAAGAAGTCGCCGCCAGCACCACGCGCATAATAGTCATAATAAACATTTAATGTTGTGGGAACACTATCATAATCGCTATTTAAGATTAATCTACTTTTAGCATAATAGTTGTCACGTACGCCACAATCTAATCTAACGTCACCAGTCATATCACGACCGTTAATGTTATTGACGTTTACTTCGCGAACTTCGTTGACATCAACGTAAGGAAACTCGTAGTAATACTGCCTAGCCGCTGAATCGTATGCTACAGTCAGCTTGCCGTTGTTAACTGTGGTTAACGTTTTGGATTTTCTCGTAGCAGTTTTCTGAACATAGCAGAGAACTTCGTAAGTGCTGGATGGAGTTAGACCCGAAATTGTAACGTCACGTCCACTGTTAGTGGGCGTTCCGACTGTATGTGCTTCAGCAGAGGCTGAACTTGTTGATACGACCCAAAGAGTAGTGTCTGTATATGATGAGCCAGTCGGAAGTGTAGCAAGAGTAATTTCTCCGCTACCGTTTGCTACGAGTCCGCTTTGATGTTGCTGTATCGTAATTGTAATATCAGAGAACGACTCGGGTCGAGGACGTGACAGAGGGAACAACAGATTATTATTATCAACTGTTCCGTTAAGAGTCGCACCTTGAGTGCCTTGCGTTATATTGAAAACATCAGACGAGCCAGAGCCGATACTTTTAATGCTTCTTAGTGAGCTGGCTGAATCGACGCGAACATCATACACATAGACACGATAATTTGCACCATCTTCTTCGACAGCACGAATTCTTGCAGTGCCTAACGAAGATCCACCAGCCTGAAAATCGTCATATAGATTGACTTGTGCATGATCCAGATCAGGTAGACCACGATTACTGTCTGCTAAGAAGTAATTACCATAACTGATCGGAATGACATCATTATCGACAGTCTCAGTTACTAGTGGCTTAGGAACACTCAAACGAGTAGCAGTTGCTCTTTCGACACGATAACCATTGACATATGCCATACCTGGTGATACAATCACATCGAAATTAGAATCCCTTGCACTGAAAGTTCTTTCGTCTACACTTACTCTGAATGGATCGACGATGTAGTTACCAGACTCTTCGAACGTTCTTTGTGCAATTAGATCGTTGATCGTGTTGTATGCATCAATCTCTTTGACTTGCTCAACGATCTTTGAATTTTCGATATTAGCCACAAACACGAATGTGTCATTAGCAGTTACTTTACTCAATTCGGTAAGTTGCAGATTGATTCTAAGACGATCAGCACCAGGTGAAGCCGTGTTAACAATACCATTTGCGTTGTCGAACAAAGAAGTGTCATCATTGACAGTGACAACTTCTTGAACAACCTTAAATCCTACAGTCGTAGTCGCAGAGGCTGTATATGGAGACAGAATAATAGACTGTTCAGTTGTGTGAACAAAGTGACCTAAAACAAAGAAGTCTCCTTCGCCCAAAGTAAATCTAACGCCCTTACCAGTCGCATTAGGAGTTTCAGTAGTAATCTGATAACCACCACCAGACTGATCAAACAAAACTACTCCATCATCAAACTTCTCATTTGCACCCGCGCCAGAATTTACATACTGGACATAAAGAGTATCAAGAACAAAACCTTCATCAACGTTTCTAGGCTTTAAGTCGATTACTTTCGCTTCAACACCTGTGTTGGTGTCTTTGAATATGGTACCAATAGGAATATCAGTAAACGCACCGCCAGCATTTACAGCCGAGACTTTGATATAGTCAATACTTGCATCAACAGCCATGCCTCCAGTATTGACCGCGGCACCTTCTTTGAAAACGTTTTTACCAAATCTAGCAAGTTCTTGAAAGATGATTGTCTGTAGTTGCGTCAACTCTCGCGCTTGTAGAGCGCGTCCGTTGTTAAAGAGGACTTGATGAAAATTGTTATCCTCATTAAAATCATCTGAATAAATGCCAGATAGCGTATTGGATGTGAATTCTGTTGCCATTTTTTATCCTAATTGAATAACTATTCTAATGTCTTCGGTTTGATCTGCTTCACGAGTAATTGCTTCATCGAGTGTATTTATGTATAAAATCTCACCTGAATATGCATCAATGTCGGGATCAACAACACCTGTAATCGTTGCTGTACCGCCCTGTTCGTTAACTAATGCCATTCCAGCAACAAAGGTGCCGTTTTCGGATTGCGGGCTTTCAAATCCTGTTTCAACGTCTTGATAATAGTAAAGAGTGTTTGTATCAAGATAAAGAATCTTGCCTGTGATTGTTGCTTGTGCATTAGTGAAAGTGTCGCCTTCTATCCATACACCTGTAACACCATCTACCGTCAGTACTTTAGAGGCTTGTCCTGTATTTCCATTGTAAGCAGAATCAGTGCCGTATCGTGTCAATCCCTTAATAATTCCCACTTGATGAAATTCAGTGTCGTTGGCTACGATAGTGCCCTCTTCGCGACCTATGAAATCTGTTTGTAGCATGAGTTCTCGACACTTAAGATCGCTGATTGGATCAGCACCGAGTCCTATTCGTGGTGCGATTACTGGTCTCAAAGATGCTCCTGAACCACCGCCTGGATCTGTAACTGTAATAGACGCATAATCATAATCTGCGCCGTGCAAGAATCCACCAAGTCCGTTTGAA